AAACCACCTGATACAACATTGTATTGATCCATTCCTGGTATTTGAGACATCAGTCCTTTAGTGCTTGGATCTGAATAAAAATCTTCTAGAATACCTTGTCTATAATCTCTTTCAGGTGATAAATTAGTTAATATACCAAGCCCAGGTAAACCTGTTAATAATGATGCTATACCACTGATAGCAGTTTTTCCTAAATTAATACCTTTTCCAAAACCAGACTTTGCTTTATCAATAATAGTATTTCCTGGATTACCTCTTTGCATTAAAAAATTATCTATAATACCTCTTCTAGGATTATTTCTATATGGTATAAAAGCTGGATCAGTCATTCTTTTAAAAAACGAAGTTTCTATGGGTGCATTAATAAAATCAAATCCTGGTTTTTCTGAAAAAGGCGTATCTAGTCTACTAGACACATTATCTACAGTTGGATACATTTCTAAATTCTGTAACCTATTAGGCATATATTCTGGATTCATAATTAAATCTTGATATGTATTATCTCTTATAGCCATTATCTACGTCCATCTGGTTGTGTATCTAATCTAAAAGTTCCTAGCTTCCAACTTTGACTAGATCCTGTATTTTCTACCTTTAAAGCAATTGCCCTAGCTCTTGCACGAGTATCTACTTTACTAGTAGATGAGGTAATTGTAAAGGGTCCAAGTGATGAACTTGACGCTGTATCATTTGGAAAATTACGTAAATTTAAAGTAACTACAGTATTTCCAGTTTGAGATATAAAGTCTGGAACAAATCTTCTAATTTTCATAATATGCTCACCATCTCCTTTAAAATCAGCTATGCCTGTCATTTGATTACCCACTATTCTTTGAGTTATATCAAAGTCTCCTGATAATATATTTGCTGCTATAGCTGTAATAGTACCATTTCTATTTTGATCTGTTCCTGTTTCATGTTCATAATAACTTGTTCTACCTTCTGTGTTTCCTACAACATCAAAAGATGTATCTGTATCTGCATCATATTCTAATGCATGCGGTAAACCAAATACCGCAGAGTCACGCCACATTGTTCTTGCCAAACTACCAACTGTCCACACTGGTCTTTGTGGTAATGAATCAAAGTAATTATAAGCAACCATTCTATTTACAACACTAGATCCTGTTTCTGGATAAAACCATATAACCTCACCAAATAAATTATTTAATCCAGCTGACACCATTTGATTACCAGATGTTAAATTTATACTATCAAAAACAAAATCTTCTACTAAACAAGGTAGTGATTCTAATTTACCTGCATATCTAAAAAAACCATTTTCTGACATCCAATATGCAGAACCATCAACTTCTACACATGCATTTTGTCCAACAAGTCCACAGTTTGTGCCTACCTGTGAAAAAGCAAATGTAAATGGTTGACCGACAAAACGTTGTGTAAATAATGCTGTATCAGTCCAAACATATATCGCATCACGACCTCTAATTGCTCCTCTGATCTGTGATCCGTCGGCCAGTCTTTGTGTACCAGCTGTATTAGTTGCTGT